ACCAAATGCCTCATATAAAGCCTTGGTATCTACGGTGGAACGCTGGTTGCCTGTGCAAACAGCTTTAAATACTTGACCTTCTACATCAAGGCGTTGATTGCCTTTTGCGTCAATTTCTTGAAGGGAACACTCATCTTTGAGTGCGTTTTTAATAGCGTCAGCTTGTGCTTCAAGTTCTGCTATTTGTGCTTGTAATGTGCCTAGTAAATCAACATTAGCGGCTTTGGTTTGCATTAACATTTTCTATCTCACTTTTCAAAAAGTATGCCCCCGTGGGGGCGTTTAATTATTTAATAAATTTCAAATCAGAAGTGTTGCCTTTCCATGTGCCGCCAACTTCATCGTATTGATTGTCAGGCAGAATAACTGTGTAAGATTTGCGGCCTTTGCCTTTATAAACCTGAACTTCTGTGCCAGCTGGGTAAAAAGCGGCAAATATGCTGTTTGACATACCACGCCAGTATGATTTTTTTAATATTGCTTTTTTGATTGTTTGCATTTGATTCTCCTTTTCTATCTCACTGCCCGATGCAGTAATGACAGTATAAGTTAAGTAATCTTAACAATGCAAGGTATTTTTATTAGGACAAACCCTAGGTTTTGGAGAAAAACAACAGGGCAGTATTTAGCAGTTACTACGAATAGGGCAGAAAGCCGCAAAATTCCCTAATTACTGCATCCTACTTTGGCGGCTTAACGCCCTTAAATAAGTGGGGTACTCGCTTGCGCTTTCCCCCGTTCCCGTGAAGGAACTTTAATTATAAGCCGTTCTTGATTTGGTAAACCCGTAACAAATGTTCAAAGCATTCCCAGCCCTTTTGAAGCCGATCCTGCTCAATTTCAATGAGTTTGACCTGATTGGTCAGGGCATTGACAAAGACAATAGCGCACCGTGCGCTGGGTACTCCTAGACCCTCACGGTAGGCGGCTAACTGCATCTCATGCTCAAAGTACACATCCACCTTATCTAAGTCGGTTTCTTTGGTCTTAAAATCGACTACAAAGCCCGCCCTAGCCATCAAGTCGCACTTGCCACCATACCCTAGCGGATGACCAAAAGACTGCTCTGAGAGCCACAATTGCTTCCCAAAAGCATTCTCTAAAGCTTCTATGATGCCGTTGATATACGGTGGCTTTTCGGGCATATACACACCCTCGAACCAAGTTTGGATGATGGCGTGTATTGCAGTACCTCGCTCTGCCGCTTCCCTGCCCGTAGCCTTACTATCTTGCATCACCCTAGCTAACCAATCAGCTTCGGGTTCGTCAGGCAGTCTAGGCAGGGTTAAGGCGGCTAAGAGGACTTGTTGTTGCTTCCATGTATCAAGCCCTGCTTTCGATAGCATTCCGTTAATTGTTGTAACACTTGGCAAAAGTCCGAGTTTCCGTGCGTCACGGAGCGTTGTGTTGCGTTCCTGCCCGTTTGCCCCCCTGACGGTGTATGCACTTTCCCCACCTTTGGTATACCAGTGACCTGATTCACTTAGTTTCTCCTTGACTATCATGGTGTCCTTAGAATGGGGGTGGGCCAAAACCATCATCATCTGCCAGCTTGGGCGCATTCTTCTCACGCTCCTGCTGACCCCGCCACTCGCTACTCTCCGCTATCTTTTCCTTGTAATACTTAGGTAGCGCATCGTATTCTTCCTGCTTATAGTTTTGCAACCAAAAGATTTTGGTGGGGTTAATACCTTCAGGCTGGGCGTTACGCAATGCGCTAGGCACAGGACTGATACCTGAAATATTAGCGTACTTACCATCCTCAGAGTGCGTAATATTGACCATGCAGAACTTACCCAATAAGTTCTTGAGGTCAAAGTTCTTACGATCCTCGGTGGTCATTTTTTTGTTTGACCATGCTTCTAGGTCTTGGCGTAATCGTGCCTGATCTCCAAGGCTGACGGTATACCGCTTAGATACGATTAGTGGCTTACCATCGTCTGTCTGTAATGGTTTGCCATCCTCATCATCTCCGTGCAGTTCCCAAGTCAATACGACCTTGTGCATGATCTTGGTTTCTCCAGCCCACTCGGTAGCTTGATGGCCTAGGTCGATGACGGAATAAAGCCGTGCCATATGCAAGCCAGCAGGGGCAATTCTAAAATCTCGTTGGGTATCAGAAATAATCATTTTTTTTCCTTGTTTAGTAGATTTCTAACAACATTGCGACAATACGCATTAGCGGCATTACCATCTGAATCGCTAATCTGAAGTCTTGTTACATCGGCAAATTCAGGATTAAAGACCTTTAATGACCGTGCTAATAAGTCATTCTTATCGTTTGATAATGCCCTGCCATCTGTTACCTGTCTAATAAAAGCATGAGCAATATTAGGCAAATCATTAAACTTTTGATTGCAAAGGTTTGCGTACAGTTCCTTAATGTATTGTTGGTTATACCCATCAAGGATTAAACATACTGCCGCAGTCCTTACCATTGCTGAAGAATAAACCTTGATATTCTTACCGCAATACTCGACTAGGTTGTCAGATACCTCACCAGCACCCGTGTTATAGACTTGAAGGCATTGTTCTGCGCTTGTGTTTGAGTTACCGCTATAAATTAGCCTAGACAGCACACGGCAAACTTCTGCGGTTTTAGGACTAATGCCTGTTAAATCAGCAAGAGTACGCTTAATCCCATTATCTAAGACCTTGTAAGCATCATCCCTAACACCAGTAGTTACCATCATTTCTACGGGTATATTGGCTTCTACAATGGCTTCTAAGCGGTGCTGTCCATCAATTAACTTGCCTGATATTGTAATTCCTACACCTTGATGGGTAGGTATCCATTCACCACGCTTAATTTGATTAGCAAGACCTGACACCCACCAACCACGCTTATTGCGGTTATCGGTGTTTTTTGCTAAATATTCTTTTGCCATTTCAGGCGTTACTAATTGGACTTGTGGGTTCATGCTGTTCTCCCATATGGGTTTAGGTCGTTAAATACACCCTGTAAAAAATCACGCTGACGATTAACTGGCGCAAAGCCACAGCCATAGCGCAGTAAGTCAATTTGTTCCTTGGATAGATCAGAGCCACCTTCTAGTACATCAAAGATTTTTTCTAGCTGACCCTGTAATTGAAGTAAATCATTTGTTTGCGATTCTATTTCACTCATAAGAGTTCTCCTGTTATCACGGCACATACCGTACACCTATATTAACTTAACTTAACAACTAATGCAAGAAATATGTTAAGATTACTTACATGAACTCAGTCGCTATCATTCGTTTATTGGGTGGCCCTACCAAGGTTGCTAAATTGCTAAATATCAGCGTTCCTGCCGTATCCATGTGGCAGAACGGGGACATACCCTACGACAAGCTGGTGATCCTAGCCGCAACCCTTGAAAAACAAAGCCACGGGCTAGTAAACCGAAAGACCCTATTTCCTGAAAGTTATAAATTAATTTGGCCTGAGTTAGATTGATGTATACTGTGCTGGCAGAGTGAGATCTGTTTTGTAGTTACCTCTAAGCACAAGACCCCTTCGGTCTGATCTGAGTGTTTAGTAAATGGTTTAGAGGCATTTATTAAGCAATCTCACCTTAGATCAGTCCAAAGGGGTTTTTCTATTTCTGCCACCCGAAACGACAGGGTGTTAGAAGAAGTCGGGGATGGGCTAGAGGCCAGCGGAGATGGATGCGCTGGAGCGAGGGTCGACACCTGCGATAGCCGATAGGAACTGGGTCAAGCCAGCCTATGTACCAAGCGTTACGGGATACATCTCTTGACAGTACCGCTAGTTTAGCGTTGGTCGTTCTATGGAGAAACGATGCTTAAAAAACAAGCTGGCAAATGGGTTTGGGTAGATGAACCACCACCGCCCGAAATACTAAAAGCGGTAAACGACCACCTAACCTTTCTACAAGCAAGACCCGTAGAAATGACTGAGGTGTTTGGACTTGCCTACAATACAGGCGGTTTAGCTGAATATTGGAAAAAAACAACACTTAGGGAAAATACTTAGAAAAAAAAAGCTAAAAAACCCTTGACATGGTTAAGCTACCTTAATAAACTAGCATTACTCAATAACGAGTGAGATAGAAAAAGGAGAAGCAAATGAAATCAAAAGGTCAAGGTAAAAAAGAGTTTGTAGTAATGCAATTTGATGACTACAAAAATGAATGGCGTAACTGGAGTGTTCCAGTAACCATCAAACAAGCGTACTTTATTCTTGCTCGCAAAAACGCTAAATATTACAAAATTGAGCAAATCGCTAAATGATTGAAACCATAATGACCGTGTTTGCAATAGGAACTTTTATCCTGTTTGCCACGGTCATGATAATTGCCGCATTTCTTTATTACTGGATGGATAAATGACCTTTCTTGTTGCTAACATACCCCCCGTTAAATGTTTTGTACGCAGGGAGTTTCTTTATAACCAAGAACAGGGGCATGGGGAACTAGAACCCTGTGTATGGATAACCGCAAAAGCTATTAAAGGTCAGGCGTTTCGTATCGAGTCAATGCTGACAAACTACGGGGCTTTGTACGACAAGCTCCCTATTCATGCTTATGTGTGGAAAGCCGTAGATGACCCGTTACCCTTAGACTTCTTACAGATATGGGATTGCCTATCATATGACATGGCGGTTATTGAGAAGTCTAACTTACGGGGTCTAAAGGTCAAGTTCTTTGGTAAAGACAAACAGTTTCACTTTGGCAACTACCTGTTCACTATTGACTTTGCCAGCCCTGACACAAACCGCTTAGATACCAGCTTTAGTGAGGGAGTCGAGGAACATAAGTCATATAACTTTATTAAGCTAGACAACGGGCAGTTTGCCTGCCAGCCTAACAACAGATGCCTTTGGTACGATGTTTCGCTAGTACCAGCTGTCTTAAAAACTCCCGACTTTCGCATTCCCACCGAAGTTTATAGCGTTGAGAACCACGCTAAATGGAGTGCTAAAGATGAATGGTTCTATAACTTTGACGCACTATGACCTTCCAAGACTTCTACTCCCTATACCCTCGCAAAATGGGGCGCAAAGACGCTGAACGGGCATGGAACAGGCTAACCCCTATCCAGCAAAAAGAATGCCTAGAAGCCATGCCTAACTACCTTAAATACTGGAAGATTAAGCAGACACAAAAAGACTACATCCCGTACCCTGCCTCGTTTTTAAACGCTGAACGCTGGACTGACGAGATTGACCTAGAACCCAATAAAAAGCCCGAACTACCGTGGTACTCCACTGAGGAACTGACCGCCCGTAAAGCGCAGGAAGTCGGATGCCCTGCTTATGCTGGTGAGGCGTGGCAACAATGGCGGGCTAGGATTAGCCAAAAGATTAAACAGATTGAGGAACAGATGTGAAACACATTCCCGATAACTACCTTGTCGAATGGTATATCGGTGTAGCCAAAAGGCGTGGCTGGGATGAGGTAGTACGCCTACTAAAGCAGTACCCTAAAGATGAAGAACGAATGAAAACATTGATAAAAAAGAGATTAGGCCATGAGAGAGATTGACCCAAACCGCTGTATAGACTTTATCCTTGATAACGCTGGCAAGTACGCATCTGCCAAGGGTGAGTTAGCCCAGCTAGAAACCTTTAAAAGCAGTCTTAAAGCCATAATGATGCAGAAGTCAGGTGAGCAGACTATTGGGGCGCAGGAACGGGAAGCATACGCCAGCCAAGACTACCAAGACTTATGCAAGGCTATTGGGGTAGCGACCGAGAACGCTGAGAAGCTGAAGTGGGAACTAGAAGCCGCAAGACTACGCCACGCTACATGGCAGACCCTAGAAGTATCTAACCGTAACCAAGATCGGATATTAAAATGATTGAATTACTCAACGAGTTTCAGGTTCTTAGAACCTTAGTCCGTCACTATGACGATGCCCTAAAAAGCAACAACGCCATACAGATGATGGAGATTGCGGTAGACATTGCAGAATCCGCTGTAAAGCTAGAACAATACAGCGTGGATCATGCCAATGTATCGCAATAAAAGCTTACTGGAGATAGTTAGAAGCTTCCCCTGCACCCATTGCGGGGCTACAGATGGCACAGTGGTTGCCGCACACTCAAATCAATTAAGGGATGGAAAAGGCCGTGGACTCAAAGCACACGATTACAGAATTGCATCACTCTGCTACACCTGTCACACAGAAATCGACCAAGGTGCAACACTTAGCAAAACAGAGAGAGTGGGTAGGTGGGAAGAAGCGCACAGAAAAACGATTGCCCTCTTATTCGAGTCGGGGTTTTTATATACCAAGTTTTGAACAAATGACCCAAGACACCGTGGAATTGTTAAACTCTCTTAATGTTGATTCTAAATTTACCCCTACCCCCATCCGTCAATCATTACTGGGGGAGTCATGGACACAGGCGTTACATCAGCAAGGCAGGAAAAGAGTTCAAAGAAAAAGTTAGCGATTATGTAGTGGAGTGGAAAGTTCCCAAGCTAGGTACTGCCCGCCTAGAAATGCAGGTCACCCTGTACCCAAAAGACAGACGCAAGCAAGATATTGATAACCGAATCAAAGCCCTTTGGGATGCCCTAGCCGATGCTGGCGTATTTGATAACGATGAACAAATTGATGTGTTGATGGTACAGCGTGGCGCAATAAAAAAAGGTGGCGGTTGTCTTGTAGTTATTGATAAAATAGAGGAAACTACACCCATAATATAAGGATTTTTATGGAAAACTGTGCATTATTTGTAGCGACACTACTACATTCTGCGACCAATACCCATTTCTTTCATTGGTCTACCGACAGTTTTTCTAAACATAGCGCACTCGCTGAATACTACGATGGCATTGTAGAACTAACAGACACCTTTGCCGAGTCTTACATGGGTAAGTACGGTAAGTTCACCAGCTTCCCAAGCGTGTACCACCAGCCTAAAGACCCAGTACGCTACATGGAATCCTTACAAAACTTTGTAAAAGAAGCCCGCCAAGACTTACCCCAAGACAGCGAACTACAGAACATTATTGATGAGATCGCAGACCTCATTAACACCACCGCTTATAAACTTAAGTTCTTGAAATAAAAGGATATTTATGCCACTCGATAAATCAGGTAGCGCAGAATCAGTCGGTAAGAACATCAAGACCGAGATGAAAACTAAACCTAAAAAGCAAGCCGTAGCCATTGCACTAAGCGTTGAGCGTGAGAACGCCAAAGGTAGCCGTAAGGCAAAGCTAGAGGATGCCTACGCTAAGTACATTGAGGAAAAGGCATGAGTCGTAGGGATGACATTCGTGCGGCAGTAGAAAAGCACGATAAACCCATTCCTAAGACAACAACGGGCAAGGATAAGAATTACCTGCCTACAGAGCAGGGCGCAGGGATGACCGCCAAAGGTAGGGCGGCATACAATCGTAAAAACAACGCTAATCTACAAGCACCACAAGCCAGTGGGCCAAGGCACGATAGCTTTTGTGCAAGGTCAAAAGGCTGGACAGGTGAGCGTGGTAAGGCGGCTAGAGCAAGGTGGAAATGCTAATGAAAGACGGACTATATGCCAACATTCACCGCAAGAGGGCTAGGATCAAGGCGGGATCAGGTGAAAAGATGAACAAGGTTGGTAGCAAAGATGCCCCAACAGCACAGGATTTTAAAGAATCTGCTAAGACTGCTAAACCGCAGAGCAGAAAAGATATGATCCGTGAAAAGATGAAGGATATGTAATGGTTAATCAGAAGTTAGCCGCTATCTTGCGTCAATTTGACCCTCATGGTGCTGACTATGATTACGATACCGCTATTGCCGCAGGGATGAAACCCCAGCAAGAAGGCGGTGAAAACCAAGGACACTGGGGGTCAGTAGCCCCGACACCTATGCAATACCGTATGGACTACAACCTGCCCGAAAACTCTTACATGATGCTAAAAGGTGCGGCACACCCTACATTTCAGATGGGCGTACAAGGCGAACAAGACAGGGGCTACCAAGTAATGAAGTTTGGTGACCGTTATTTCTCACTACCGCCCGATTACATGAGGAAATAAGATGGACTACGAACGCAAAGATAGCAACTACAAAGCTAAGCACGGTAAAGAACCGCAAAAGCTACACCCTACAATGAGCGCAGGTAAGCCAAGTAGCCTAAGAAAGCTACAGCAAGACCGCCTAAACCGCAGGGCCATGATCGCTAATAAACTAAAAGACTTGGATAAAGAAGTTTTGTAATGGACTTAGCTAGTGCATTACGCTCCTTAAGTGATAGGGTGGTAAACCTACCCACCGAGGCACAGCGTTTTATGTACAACCCCCAAGCATTTACCCAAATGTTTGGCATTAACCGACTACCCAATGAAACAGGGTTTGCTGAAGGCGCAATGGTCGGTGATCGTAAATACGGTAGTGAGAAAGGTTTTAAACAAGGCGAACCGCTTGCCTTGCCAATAGCTGTAGCATCAATGGGCGCACCACTTGCCGCCCCTACCGCTAGAGCATTAGCACCTAAAGCCGCAAGCATGGCAGAAGATTATCTTGCCAAGATAGGTGGCATTCAATATATCGCACCACAAAACAAAGCCCTAGCTGAAGCTATCCGCAATAAGCCAATTGGTGACTTTGACCCACGCTTTGATCCTAGAGTCTTAGAAAAGCAAAAGATTGCAACTACCGTGCCTGTGGTCGAACAGATAAATAAGACCGAAATCCCAAAGGTATCGCTGGCAGACTTTGAGGGCAGACCATTTATAACCAGTATGTCTGACCGCACTGCCGCTGGTGGTGACTTGCTTGGCGTTAACGATGTAATGTTTAAAAGACCCGTACACCTTTATGGTGGGCAGGACTATATGTTTAATACACCTAATCAGGTATGGGCATCCGCACAGCAAGCAGTATCTCCAATTACCAAAAATGCCGAGATGCTTAAAGAAGTTACTGGTCAAAATCCTTTGTATATTCCGTGGCGCATGGCCCCAACTAGCGGTGACTTTGCCCATATGACTGGCGAAAGTATGCTCGGATACGCAGAAGCCGCTATGAGCAGGGGTGATAAGAAGCAACTAAATACTGCAATCAAAGATTTTATTCCAAACTGGAAGGGCGTAGATAACGCTGAAAGTATTGCCCAATACAGAGCCGCACCCAAGGTAGTAAGGGATTCGATCATGCAGATTATGGATCGTGACTTCAGGGATTTGGGTAGCCTAAACATTGGTCAGGCACGATTATCGGTAACCGACCCACGCCAAATCAATGCGGCAGAAGGCGGTATACAGAATGTGGGTGAAATCTTTGCGGGTCAACCTATGATTATGAAATCAGGTCACCCATCTTACCCACGGGGAGTAGCAGGTCAAGGACTCGGAACGCTAGAACGGGAACACAATATATTTGAACTTCTGCCCAATGTAGTGAAAGAGCGTGGCATTGCTAACCCAACCGCCCCAGCGCAGACAGACCTACGGGCATTACAGATGAAACCCTATGCAGGAATCCTAACCGCAAATTTACTAAGACAGTTAGGGTATTAATACAAGTATTCAGGTTTAAATTGATTCGCTACCTGTTCGCCAAAGCGTTGAGATAGAAAAGAACACACAGATTCGTGGGTTACAGAAACAATGCCCGAAGCAATACAAAAGGTTTCATGCAAGGTAAGAGCATCAAGCATTGGTTTAGACATAGGCACATCAACATTAACAGTGGGTGTCATTGCAATCTCCTTGTTTTGTAATATAATTGTACCAAAGATTAATCTATCTTAACAACCACTTGGATAAGGTATGAGTTCTACAGTAGAAAAGACTAGAAAAAAGACAGGCGGGCGTGTTGCAGGTGTGCCTAATAAGTCAACAGCCCTCGCTAGAGAGGCGATTGCACGGTTCGTGGATGGTAACAGCCACAAGCTACAAGAATGGCTTGATGAGATCGCTATGAACGAGAAGCTAGGGCCAAAGGTCGCATTTGATTGCTTCATGCAGGTAGCTGAGTACCATGTACCCAAGCTGGCTAGAACAGAACACACAGGTGATGCAGACCAGCCCGTTAAGGTAGTTCACGAACACAAGTTCCTAGATTGAAAGAAGTAGTCATAAAGTATGAGTATCCCTACAAGGCACGGGATGCGTTCATAGACTTTCACAAGCGTGACCAACGCTGGGCTGTATTGGTATGCCATAGACGAGCAGGAAAGACCGTAGCGACCATTGCGGATACGATCCGTAGGGCAGTTATGGAGAAAAAAGAGAACGCTCGTTACGCCTACATAGCACCGTACTACGCACAGGCTAAGAACATTGCATGGGATTACTTACTCAAGTTTGCAGAACCAGCCATAGTTAAGGCTAATCAATCTGAATTATGGATAGAGTTAGTCAATGGGGCTAAGATCAGATTATTTGGCGCAGACAATCCCGATGCCTTACGGGGTCTATACCTTGATGGGGTGGTCTTAGACGAATACGCAGACATGAAACCAAGGCTATGGGGTGAGATTGTGCGCCCATTGCTTACAGACCGCCAAGGCTGGGCTACCTTCATCGGTACTCCAAAGGGGCATAACGCCTTCTATGACATCTATAACGAAGCCCAAAAGAACCCGAACTGGTATGTCAAGACCCTAAGAGCAGACCAGTCAGGACTACTCCCTGAAGCTGAACTCTTAGACGCACAGCAGTCTATGTCAGCTAACCAGTACGAGCAAGAGTTCCTCTGTAGCTTTGAAGCCGCCATACTGGGCGCATTCTACGGTCAGGAGATGCGTAGGATTACCGACCTTGAGCGCATTACCTCGGTGGACTATGACCCTATGTTCCCCTGCCACACAGTATGGGACTTGGGCTTTAATGATTCCACGGCTGTGATTTGGTTTCAGGTCGTATACGGTGAGATACGGGTGCTAGACCACCATATGTCTAACGGTCAAGCCATACCGTACTACCTCGGATTACTAGCGCAGAAAGAGGATGAGTACGGGTACAAGTACGGCTATCACTACCTGCCCCATGACGCTAGGGCTAAAACCTTGGCGAGTGGTGGCAAGAGTATAATTGAACAAATTGCGACAAAAATTGACATAAATAAGCTAAAAATTGTTCCAAACCTATCACTTCAGGATGGAATACAAGCTACAAGACTTGCATTAACCCGTGCTTGGTTCGATAATAAGTGTGACGAACTAATTGAATGTTTGCGCCAATACCAAAGGGAGTGGGATGATGATAAGAAAGTATTTAGAGATCGCCCGAAGCATGATTGGACATCACACTCAAGCGATGCGATGCGCTATCTCAGCATCGTTTGGAAAGATGAGGACAGCCCTATTCTCAAAGATACAAGGGTTAAAGGCGTATCTGTCGGGGAAAACGAAGTAACCCTAGACGAACTATGGAAGCAAACACCTAAACAAACATACCGCAGGATATAAACATGGATCACACCTACGAAGATTGGTATAACACCATTGCAGGGTACGAAAGAGCGTACAAGGAATGGGAATCCCGTACTGACCGCATCATCAAGCGTTATCGTGATGACAGCCGTACTAGGAATAACCCTAACGCACGATTCAATATCCTTTGGTCAAATGTCCAAACGATTACCC